TAAGATGCCTTGGTGGATGAACTCAGAAGACTGAGGCTACTAAGGCAGTAACATTGCATTTGAAACTTAAAAAGATTAAGATGAAGAAATTTCACGAATTAATTTATTTGAGGTAAACAGGGTGTTTTGTCAACAAAAACGAAAAATTGCTGTCGTTGAAGCAAAAAAAGAGAAACCAATCAAAAAGATGAAAGAAAGAGAAAATCAATGTCTATTTGAAAGAAAATCACCAAAACGTAAAAAGAAGGGAAAGAATAAATTATTCATATTATCACCTCTTTTGTTATTATTAACTATGTACAGTTAAAAGTACAATATTAAGTTAACACTTCTCAAGTATTGTTGTCAACAATTTTTATTGAATTGTTATCACTGATTTTTATTTGTATCGAAGTACAATATGTTTTATTATAGATTAGAGGTGATAGAATGAAATTTTCAAAGTTATTAAAAGATATTAGATTGCAAGAAAATATTTCCGTAAATAATCTCTCAAAACTATCTGGAGTATCAAATGCTTATATTAGTAAACTTGAGAACAATAAAAGAAAATTCCCCACCACTAGGACATTATTCTTGTTATTAGTAGGATTTAAAAACTCAAAAATAAACGACCAATCTAAATCAAAACAAGATGTAGACAGTGAAATTAAAGATATTTTAAATAATTTTATAACTGCTGAAGATAGCGATATTGATAATGAAGAACTAGAAAATTTGTATAACGATTTCAATACCTTTTATGAAGATTTGCACAATAAAGTTGGAAATAAAGATGAAAGAAATAAAAACAAGAATATATTTGCATATGAGGATGACGAAAAAGAGAAACACTCTGTTAATTTAGAAAAACCTATAAACGATATAGCATTTCATCTTAAAGATAATGAAAATCAAAAATTTTATAACGGTGTAATGTTAAATGAATATGATAAAAACATGATAAATGAAATCATTAATTCATTTTTAGTTACTAAATTATCGCAAGAACAGGTCGATTTAAGTGAAGATATAGAACAACTTCAAAAAGATTTTAATGATTTCAAAAAAGAATCTATGTTAAATAAAAAGCAATTAAAAATGTTTGCTATTCACAACAATATTCAATCACTTAAAGATAAATAATAAAATAATATAACAAAGGGGAAATGTAGAATGTACTTCAATGATTGGAATGTTACTATTAACGGAAAAGGATCACATGATGTTGTGACAAATGAAGATACTTTGTTAATTTTGCAAGATTATCAACATGTTGAAATAGCATTAAAATTAGTAAACGATACTATTCAAGTAAAATCATTAGGCTATGGAGAGGACGTAAGCATTAACCCTACTACAAAAGAAATAACGGTTAATGTAACAAATTTATTAGAAGATGATGAGTAATTAAACAAAGGAGACTTTTACACATGTGGCATGAGAAATTTACTAACAAACATGGTGATGTACAATATCGCTATTATGAGAAGTACAAAGATCCACTCACAAACAAATGGCGACGTGTTAGCGTGGTACTTAATAAGAATGGTAAACAGTCACAAAAGGAGGCTCAGAAACTCTTAAATAAGCGTATAGAGGCGAAGTTGAACGATAAGACACCTACTACACTTAAGTCACTAACTTTCCATGCTGCATGTGATGAGTGGTTAGAGTATTATAAAAATCACTCTGGTTCAAAGGCTACAACCATTAAAGAAAAAGTAAGTAATACAAACACAGTTAAAAATGCTATTGATAAAGAAGTGCTGATAAACAACATCACACATACATATCTACAAAATATTATTAATGAATGGGCTAAATTACACAGTAAAGGTCATGTTCAATCACTAGTTATCATTATTCGTTCTGTGTTCAAATATGCCTTTAAATACTATGATCTACAAGATATAAGTGTACTAGATAAAATTGATATCCCTAAAAAAGCTAAAACTAGAGATGAGCTACAAGCTAAACGAAACAATTATTTAGAAGATAGTGAAGTTAAAGAGTTATTGGATTGTTTCGACTATCTAATAAAGCATAAAAACCATTCATCTCGTAAACGTAACTACAATATGGTTAAAGCTATAGTACAGTTTCAAATTGCCAATGGCATGCGTATCGGCGAGCTACTAGCAATAAAGAGAGAAAATATAAACTGTGAAGATAAAACGCTAGATATCGACGGTACAATTAATTGGATAGTTGATAAGGAAACAGGAGCATTTGGAGTAAAAGAGACGACTAAAACAAGCAAAAGCTATAGAACGATTGGGCTTACTACCCAAAGTATCAACTTACTTAAAACGCTTATTTTAGAAAACAAGAAAGAAAACCAGTGGAATGAAGATTTTATTGATAGAGGGTACATATTTACAAATACAGCTGGTAGTCCTATCGACTTAAACAAAGTAAATAGTATTATTAAAGAGGCTACTGAGATTAGTTCAATAAAGAAACGTGTTACAACACACACATTACGTCACACGCATATATCCACACTTGCTCAATTGGGGATTAACTTAAAAGCTATACAAGAGCGTGTAGGTCACTCGGACTATAAAACCACCCTAGAGATATACACACATGTTACTGATCAAATGGCAAAAGATATGATGAATAAATTGGAGGGGATGAATTAAATATGAAAGAAGAATTAAATTCAATCATTACTAATATTGAAAACATTTTATTATACATTCTAAATGTCGGATTCGGAATTAGCCAAAAAGAATACTATTCATATAAAACTACAGCAATTTTATGTTTTCAAAAATTATATCACTTAATATTAGAGGTATGCATAATCTTTATTTTTATTTCTGTTATTGTGCTAATAGTTGGATACATAATAGATAAAAATAGAAATTATAATAACGAAAAAATCTACGCCAAGATTAGAATCGTCTATCCTACTAATAGCAAAAGCGGTGCAGAAGCAGTTTGTAAGTATTGGATTTGGCAACGTAAGAAAAAAGAAATTATAAAAACACACATCACTGATTTAACACTACATGGCAATAAAAGTTCTAGGCATGCACAATTTAATAAGTTAGCAAAGCCAATACCTTTTCCTTTTTTAAGAGAAGTGTATGGTTTATCAAAATCATCATAAAGGAGCTAATAACTAAATGGAAAAAATTAATGCAATTGGACAACAAATAACTTTATTTAAAAATGAAGATGAAGATTATATAAGTTTGACAGATATAGCAAAATATAAAAGCGAAGACCCAAACGACGTTATAAAAAACTGGTTACGGTCTAAAGATACTATAGAATTTTTGGGAGTTTGGGAAAATATAAACAATCCTAATTTTAAACCCGTCGAATTCGACGGGTTTAGAAATCAAGCTGGTAGAAATGCATTCACAATGTCTCCGACTAAATGGATCAATACAACTAACGCTATTGGTCTAATAACTAGATCTGGGCGATATGGAGGTACATTTGCTCAAAAAGACATAGCTTTTGAATTCGCCAGTTGGATTTCAGCAGAATTCAAATTATATATCATTCAAGATTATCAACGTTTAAAAGAACGAGAAGAAGATCCAGAAAAATTAAATTGGGATATTAAACGTTTAATCAGTAAATCAAATTATACTATTCACACTGACGCAATCCAAGAAAATTTACTGAATTCAGAATTAACAAAACAACAAATAGGGTTAACTTATGCCACAGAAGCAGACTTATTAAATGTTGCCTTATTTGGCATGACAGCTAAAGAGTGGAAACAATGTAACCCCAAAAAGTCCGGCAATCAAAGAGACCACGCAACTGTAGAAGAACTAATAGTGCTAAACAACCTTCAATCAAGAAATGCTGAATTAATCAGTGATGGTTATTCTCAAAAAGAAAGATTACTTAAGTTAAATGAGTTAGCGAGAAATCAAATGAAAACACTATTAAAATCCAGAACACTTAAAAACTCTAAAAACCAAGACTTTTTAAAATAACAATTAGAAAATGTCGAAATATTTCCGAGAGAAACTGTTGCGAAGATTCCCTCTTTTAACGTCTGAATCTCTATAACTTTTACATCATGCCCTTTTTCTGCCCTTTTTAAATATTCCAAAACACAAAAACAACCCCGTAAGCCTATACTTACGGGGTTTCACAACAAATAATATATTATTGTTCTTCTTTTATATAGGTGAATTTTATATCATTTCATTCACTATCAAAATACCTTTATATCAATGATTATAGGCGTGTGTTTCCAACAAACATATTCATACGCTTGCCCTTATTATCAAAATTATGCCCTTTTTTTGCCCTTAAAAGTTATCTTCTATTCGTTTAACTAATCTCATTTTTCAAGACCTAACCTAAATCTAATTTTATTTGGTATATCTCCTAAAAATTGGTCTGCCAATCTTGCCCTCATAGTCATACTACCGTAGACCAAAATACCTACACCTATACTAATTACAAGAATAGTTAGCGAACCAATTTTTGATTCTGTTGAAATGAATAATTGCAAAATAAAAAATGTTAATTCTACTGCAATCATCATGATAAAACCATACATAAATATTTTTCCAAAATGTAACCAAGTTTCGAAAAAATTAAATTTCGCATATTTTTTAAGTATATAAAAATTACATATTACTGCAAATAATAATGCTATTGCTGTACTTAAAATTGCTCCAGTTGAGTGGAAAGTTACAATTAAAGGAGTATTCAGTATTATTTTCATCACTACAGACGCTAAAATTACAAAAACAGTTAATTTTTGTTTATCAATCCCCTGTAACATTGAAGCTGTAACACTTAGTAAAGCGATTAATATTGCTACTGGTGCATAATAAAACAACATATGACTACCAACAATACTAGATTTATAGAAAACAGTATATAAAGGTAATGCAAGTGCCATTATACCTAAACTTGCTGGAACTGTTATGTACATTAAAACACCCAAAGATGTACGTATTTGTCTGTGCATTTCATTTAGTTTACCCGATGCATAAGATTTAGTAATAAATGGAATTAAACTTACTGCAAAACCTGCTGATAATGATGTAGGTATCATCACAATTTTATTTGTTGTCATATTCAAAATTGTAAATAAACCATCATGTAAATTTCTTGGTACTCCTGCAATACTTAACGCTTTGTTATGTGTAAATTGATCCACTAAATTAAACAAAGGAAAATTCAAACTTACTATAACAAACGGAATACTATAGGAAATAATTTCTTTATACATTTTTCCATAAGAAACATTAATTTCTGTATAATCCTTTACAACCATACTTTCAATATTAGGTTTTCTCTTACGCCAGTAATACCATAATACGAAAATAGCTGCAATCGCACCAATAGCAGCGGCAAAAGTAGCTATACTATTTGCTTCAAGCATACTCCCATTAAATACATTAAGTACTAGATAACTACCAATTAAAATAAATAAAATACGTGCAACTTGTTCAATAACTTCTGAAACAGCCGTAGGCCCCATTGATTTATAACCTTGAAACACTCCACGCCATGTAGCTAATATAGGAATAAATATCACAACAATACTAATAATTCTTATAATCCAAGTAATCTCTTCTACAGACCAACCATCATGCATATCACCTTTATTAGCTAAAGTAATTGAAGCTATGCTCGGTGCTACTAAATAAAGGATTACAAAGCCAATAAAACCCGTTACGGTCATAACAATAAAACTGGATTTATATAACTTTTGACTTATTCTGTATGCACCTAATGCATTATATTTAGAAACATATTTTGAAGCTGCTAACGGCACGCCTGCAGTTGCAATTGCAATCGCAATATTATAGGGTGTATAGGCATAGTTGAAAGGTGCCAAGTTTTTTTCTCCACCAATAATTGCATAGAATGGAATAATATAAATTACACCCAATATTTTAGTAATTAATATACTAAACGTTATTAAGAAAGTCCCTCTTATCAATTCTTTACTTTCACTCAAACAAATCTTCCTATCTTAAAATTAATTGTATCTTTATAATCTTAATAGTAACGTTGTAACTACTTTTTTTCAAAATTATGCTACTATAAAAAATATTGACTCTTCACAAGTGTTAATCTTCTTAAAATCTGATTGATTCTAAGATATTGAGTAACAAACATTCATTTATATCAACGATAGCGTTCTAACTTTTTTCACATTTGTGCCTATTAATCAGTTCTATTACTGAACCCACATTTGGGCTGTGTATAAACCAATATTCTCACATTTGAGGGTATTAAAAGGTACCCCTAATTTGGGGCACCCTTTATTCTTTTATCAAACCACTTCCCTATTTTAAGGTACTGGTTACAAGCGTACTTTTAAGTCTGTTTGTAACTTTATAATGTTCACCATTTATTAAAATAGTTGTAAAAGTCAAATTATCTTAAAGTTAAATACTTATACATAAAAAACCACTCCAATTAAGGAGTGGCCATTTTTCATTAATTGTTTGGTTCACCATTGACTAAGATACTACGTAAAAAATTAATTACTTTTTCAGCGAATTGTACGAAGTCGCTCATTGCTTTCCCCTCTAATAATTTGATTTGATAGGGTCATTTTAAACGTTTAGCTATGCATGAATGATAGACGTGAAATGATTGGTTTATAAAGATGATTTTCCGGAGGAGAATAATCATCTTTATATAATAATTATTAACCTTTCTAATTTAAAAGTCTATAGGATAGCTTGAATTTCAATAAATTTTCATCCTATATTTTTACACTTTTAACAAAGTTAATAGTCACTTAACTACAATATCAAAGTATAAACAGTTATTGATTTAAAACGCGATTTTAATAATAAAAAGTAAACATGTGTATTCGTATAATATTAATCTACTAACACGGTGCTTATAACTCATCAGCAACAACACACAAATGCTCGTTTAATGTTATACTAAATGTTTTAATTAGTATGAACTGACGAATGACTAACTCACTTCTATAGCAACTATTCCATATCGACTGTTGCTACATTTAAAAAAGTAAATCATTAGACTACCCTTTTCTATTACTCAAATTCACTTATATAAAATAATGGAATACTACTTAATTATGTAAACTTATCTAATCATATTCTTCTTTATCTTCCTTAATTCTATCAATAAACACCGGTGTTGCTACATTTTTATAGTTAACTTATTACCTATTGAAATTTATATGTCTTAGAAAACTTAAAAACAACATCATTTTTAAGTAAATATATTATATATAAAACTTGCGAAGTATGTTTCTAGAAACGCCGCAAGTATGTATAATGGTAAAGCGATAAATAAGTAAACCTTAAATAAATCGATTAAAGCCATCTTGAACGAAATTTCTTTCTTTTTAGTTTTTCTAAACATATTACCTACTTTTCTAAGAATTGATTGATTTAACTTGTATAAACCACTTAAAACAAAACACATTGCAATTGTTTCAACAACTGAATGAGGAGTGGACGACATGACCATTATAATACCTTTATTAATATTAAAATGTATTGCAAATGCAAAAACAATCCCCGTGATTACATTAGTAGAAATTATATTTAGAAAGTATAAAAAAGGTATGGGAATTAAAGAAAATAAAAACATTTGAAAAGGGACTTTAATAGCATTATTTAAAATGTAAAGCCACACTTTTTTCATTCCATGTGCTTCACTTAATTTAGAAGATATTCCATTTGCAGTATTTTTAAAAGTTTCAAGTGATGGGCTAAATATAATAGATAAAACAAAGGCTATTAAAAATATAATAATCGCTATCATGAATATTTTTATTGTCCTTTTGAAATAATTTGAATCATCTATATTAATCATAAGCTATTTCCTACTCTCTTATCTTTAATTAAACTTTGAAATGAAGTGCTTTATCCAATCTATAGAAATATTTAACTAATCTTCTTATAACTTCTCTTAAATACAACACTTTGTCAATGAATAAATAAGAAGTCTGAATTCGACGGATACAATGCAAAAAGAAATACTTTATTTTAAGGTAAACTCAATTATTGCTACTAATATTATCTTTAATTTAATGTTAATTATGTCTCATATTTCACCCTAATTAACTAAAATTAAAAACCTACCCAAATTATCTTTCGGATAGGTTAAAAAATATCTAATCCTCTAACGGTACATTATTAACAATCATTGTTCTATTAGGATAGTTTTCTTTTATTTTATCTAGCTCTCTCTGTTGATCTTCTTCATCGCCCTCATTCCATTCACCAATATTAACAATTACTGGAGTATCACCAGTGAACTCTTTTTTCTCGGTAAATAGTTTATGATACTTGCCAAGCATATCTCTAGCACGTAATCTATCGCTAGGCTTTATTGGGACTTCAACCATTTCTACGTGTTCATTGTATACGAGGTTCAATCTATCAGTATCGGGGTTGCGTTGAAAGTCCCCACGTTTAACGACGACCTCTCTTACTTCGCTCTCATCACCTACTGCTGCATTACTAAGAATATGCAATAGCTCATTCGCTGATAATACGCCTTCGTCAATAATTCTCTTACGTTGCTCATCAATATACTTAGCTACTTTCTTATTCTTTAGCAGCCTACTTCCCTGTTCACTTGCAGTATGAGGACTATAGCCAGCTTTAATTGCACTTTGTGTCATATTCAGCGTCTTTAAATACTCAGCCACAAACTTTTCTTGTCTAGGATTTAATTTGCTCATGTTTTACCTCCTTTTCAATAATTATTAAAAAGAAAAATTTACTTATCTTTAATAATTCGATTTTCTTTAGCTAAATCTGAAAATCTTTTACTAGCCTTTGATTGTTGAGCTAACTCATCTTTACGTTGTACTTTGATATTTTGAGAAAATTGTTCTTCTACAACATCTAGTAGATCACTGCATTCCTCTCCAGAAAGTGTTGTTTCAGTCATAATATAATTATAAACTTTATCTAAATTGTATTTTCTAGCCATTATTTAGCACCTCTATTTCTCAATTTATTTCTTGTATCAATGAATGGTAACTTATCAGCACCGACATAGTTACTGTATTGGTTTGGACTAAAGTAATTTTTTATTTCGTCTCTTGCTTCATTATCTTCTTCAAAATCTTCCAAATCATATAGTTTTACATATCTGTAAAACTCATCTTCATATTCATTGTTTAACGCTTCGATTTCTTCTATCACTTTGTTATATTCTTTAATAATTGGCACAAATTTAGATAATATACGTTCTTTGTCCTCTTGGTATAAGCGAGGAAGCTCTCCCTGATGCTTGAGAATCTCAATAGCTTTTTTACGTCTTGCATCGTCAAATACTTCTTGCTTTGTCTCTAGGCGCTTCTGTAATGCTTTGAGCTTCTGCTCATTCTTATCGAATGTTGAATATAGTGCATCAGCCTCATCATCTTGTGAGTTAGCAATTAAATCTTTATATTTCTCTTTATCTTCTTTAATTCGTTGTGATAACTCTTGACGCTCATCTTCAAGTTTATTAATATTTTCTCTTTGACCTATTACATATTCATTATATTCATCAAAGTATTTAGAAGTTTTCACAAATATACCTCATTTCAGTTAGTTTTTAAGCCTATTTCTCTTATGTAGTTGTATGGCTTTTTAATTTCTCTATCTGTTAATCTTTTCGGGATAGTTTGCAGCAATATTAAAACTTTCTCAAAGTCGATATTATTTTCATTTCTGTTATAGATGAATTCCTTAAATGCTTTCTTATCTAATTGATTCAATTTCTCTACAAACTCATCATTATTCATTTCTTTTTCTGTAGCATCAGATTTCTTTTCTCTCAGTGCTTGCTCTTGGTTTAGCGTTAACTTATGAGGATAACTCTGATCCTTTTGACGCTCGCTACTAATGTATGAATAATCGCTCTCTATAGCCTTATTACGTTCATTCCTATTTGTTTGAATACATTTATGCAATTCAATTTTAAATCGCTCTATCACGTTTATATGAGATTCTAAGCGTGCATAAATATAATCTTTAATATATTTCTGTTCTAGCTTTGAAAAACGTCCTAGAACGGTATAAAAAGCGTTTAAATCTCTTTGACTTTTCCTCTTATACCGTTCCAATTTTTGACGTCCCTCTAATATAGCGATTGCTAGATTTTCAACGGAATAACTCTCATAGTAAATACTTTCTAATACAGTATCACTACATAAACTAGGGGTAGTGCGATCATACATATTTTCAATATCCCTTTCCATGAGTGCTATTCGTTCTTGTATATAGCAAGTATTAAATCTAGTGAATAATTCATAATCGCTTACTTGTTCTTGAAAAATTTCAATAGTAGTACCCACTACATCACCTTAAATATCCATTTTCTTTAATGCCTCATATCGCTTCATACTACCCTCAATATGACGCTTGATACTTCTTAAAGCTAATTCTTTTTGTTCATCAGATTTAACCATAAAATAGCCTTTTGAGTCCTTTTTATAGCTATATCCGATAGCATAACCATAATCAACAACTAGGCTATGGATTGTGTTTCTTAACCATCTATCGTTGTTTTTATTAAATTCTATGTTTAGTTGGTTAAAAATACTTTGTTTCGTAATAATCTCTTGCTTAGTATTGCGTAACACATTTAATACCTTAATGTGATCGCTCGTTAATTCTTTTTCAATTGTCATTGTCATAAATTATTCCTCTTTTCATCTTTAATGAGGAGGCACTATATAGACAATAACTAAAACCACAAATATTCAATCCTTATTTTTATCCGATATATAGAAGTCATTTACTTCCTAACACTATTATACTAAATTTACACCTAAATAACAAACAAATGTTCTATTTTTATAAGATTTAAATAACTTCTTAACAATCTCTATATAGTTTATTATAAAGCGTTACAAGGCTTTTTTCACACTGATTCATAGACTTCCAAAAACAGAACTAACGTTCCCATTTGGCTTAAATTAATGATAAAAACATTAACAAAACTTAACGATTACGATTTAAAAAAGCCATGCACCTACTAAAGTGCATGACCTATAAAATTACGCTTTCACATCTTTATAATAAGAATGTTTCAATTCATTTAATCGTTCAATTAATACTTTACTATCAACTTCATTCGCCTGTTCATTCTGAATAAACTCAGTAATGATTTTCAAGCCCTCAACTAATTCTGGCGCAGGTTCATTAATTCCAGTAGCTAACTGATACAACATCTCCATATTACCTATAACATCTGCATTACTAGTTTGAACGCCCTCAAGTTCATCTATATTGAAATCTTTACTCATGTAGTCGAACATATCGCTATTGTTACTTTCTGCAAAGGTTTCTAGGCCATACATGAAATAATCATTATCAAACATGAAACTAGCCATCATATCGCTTATAGTATCATGTGTACCATCATGTAATACATAACCTGCATAATGCCCCTCAATGCTCTCTATTAGTTTCTCAGTATGCTTTTCTGAGGCAATCTCAAAAGTTTTTCTCACTTCACAATCTTTTATCAATACATGAACGTACATCTTCCCTTTGCTTACTAGATACACAACATTAAACGGATCGTTATAAATCTTAAATGCAAAAGGTAATTTATAACTACTTTCACATAGTCCAGTAAAATATCTTAATAATGTTGCTGCTCTAGTTTCAAATTCATTTGCGATAATCTCTATATTCATTATGATTTATCTCCTTCATTTTTTGTTTTACTGAATTGTTCAAATTCACCTGTCTTGGGATTAAATTTTTTAATATAACGAGCAGGAGCCTTATCAATACATCCCATATCATCACTGTCATAGAAATTAATATGGTGTGCTTTTGTTAAAGCCATACATACGATTGGCGAATACCATATTTCTTCATCATCTATATATTCAACAAATAAATTCTCCGGTGCTGGTATAAGTTGAATCGGAGCATCATAGTCCAGTCGGCTATATACTTCATCTTTTTTATTCACTTTAAACGCACTCCATTTCTTTCTTACAAATATTAAATGCAACTGGCAACCAATGATCTATTTTAATATATTTAGACTTCACTATCGGTAAGTCCAACCCTTTACCATCAACTAGATAAATAATTGGTGGACAAATATCCATCTCAATTAATCCATCTCGTTTAAGTTCAGCAATGATATTAAATGCTTCTTGGTTCCATCCAATCCAAAACACTACATTTGGATGTTGGCCACTTGTATATGCTCCATCACCTTTATAATTAAAGTTATTTTCTTCAAATATATTTTCTATTTCTACAAAAGTAGTTCCATCGTGTGATTCTATATATTCTAAAATTTCTGATTTTAATTCATTCTTGGTCATTTTATTCCTCCTAAAATTGTATAGGTGTCCTAACGTCCTATTATTAGTAAGTTGTAGGACGCAGTTAGTACACTTGTTATTGCTACTCTCCCAATGCATTAAGGTTCTTTGTCCCGTTGTCCCACCGATTTAGGTCTACATTTATATATTTTTTGAGTTCTTGATATATTTTTTACAAAACTTTATCTTAAAGTTAGTAGGACACAGGGACACTTGTAGCATGGCACTTACTGCCGCAATAGCTTAAATGTGTCCTACAACTGTCCCATCACTGTCCCGCTGTCCCTTTATTGTTGTTTTCATTTTTTAAATCTCGATAATAAGAGGTCAAATCAATTTGAAAACCATATTGTCTACCTATACCTTCACCGAATCTATAACGCGACTTGCTTTGTCCACAATATCTTATATTTCTTAATGCTTTATCAATCTTTCTTAAATGATGTGGCTGTGGTTGGTCATCTCGTTTCATCATCACTTTCCAAATTTCCATACTACATATTTTGTCACGCCATACATAAGCACCTGGTTTTGTATTTGGTAATTCAATTAATTTACCGTCACCATACAATTTAATGTAATCTTGGTCTATAACATCGTGAGCAGATATTCTTTTTTCTTCTAATGTTCTGTACCAGTAGTCAGATGGAATAGGACGCTCAAGAAATTCTTCAATTTCACCGACTAAAGCATCTTTTTCAGAATGTTCTTCTTGAACTTTCAATGCAGTTTCGCTAGCTTCTTTATCTAATAACAACGCTTTATCCGTTGGATCATCATCAAAATAAACTTTAGCTTCAGCAAACATTTGTTGAACAATGTCTTGTGTTAAATCGTCAAATGGACTTTTAGTTGCTTTATTTTTATCTGTCGTAATGGGAAAGAAACGACGGTTACCTGTTTGATCTTTTAGAAATTCATAATTATTTGTCGTACCTATAAACACACATTGGCGTGGATGTCGCTCAATACGTTTACCGTATGAAGCTCTATATATATCTACAATCGCACTAATGAAACTTTTAATATCTTCAATAGTAGACTTTTGAAATGCTGCGAGCTCTTCTATCTCACACAACCAGGAACCTTGTATTTTTTTATAGGACTCATCACCTTTAAACGTTTTTAAACTTTGGTTATACCAATGACCACCTAATTTACTTACCGTCGTAGATTTGCCATCACCTTGCCCGCCATATAAAATAATCATGGAATCGTATTTGATACCAGGATGATAAATTCTAGCAACCGCACCCATCATCCATTTTTTAGTCACTTCACGATTATAGTGATTATCTTCTGCACCTAAATAATCAATAAATAATGTTTCTATTCGTTTATTGCCGTCCCATCTTTTAGACTCAATAAACGATTTAATAGGATGAAATTTATTGTTATAGGCTTCTGTTTCGATTACATTATCAATAATATCTCTGCTAAACTGTACATTATAATATCTATCAATATGAGAAATAACATAAGTTGTATCTATATCTGCCCAATAGTAATTAGTATCATCTTTTGAACGCCAATAAGGAAGACGTTTTAACTTAGTTACTTTTTCAAATACATCATATTGAACCATATTTTTTAATGATGAATCATTACTAAATATTAATTCTGCATTAGTCACATTTTTCTTTAATGCTTGAGTAGTTGCAGATCGTCTTAATTCAGACATCCACTCATGTGTACTATTTTGAGATTCAGTAATTTCATTTACTATATTTGTATTAGGCTGAATATTTGCCATTTCATCATCCCTTCTTAGTTGTTATTATTGTGTATTTTTCTAACTGATTTGAAAGTTGATTCAACTCTACTTCTTTTCATTGGTGGATTACATAATTCATTCCACGCTAACGCAAAGGCATATATTAAGTGTTCATCTACTCTTTTATTAAATAAATGACCTAAGATACTTGTTAAAGCTGTATTACGCCCACCATCTTCTACACCGTAAGCAATTCCACCCCAGTGACTCGAATCTCTTTTTTCAAATTTAGGTTTTGATGTCGTTTGAAAAGTAATATTAAATAATTTAGCCCACTCTTTAAGTGTTGACTTGTCTAATATCGCAGCGTCGTTAAAATGAAATTCAAAAGGACTTTCATTACTTTTTCTGACTGGTAACGCCATAGCTCTAGATGGTTGATAACTGCCCTCGTCAATTTTGCACGCAATTTTTTGTGCTAATGTTCTTACATATGCACGATATTCATTTGCACTTATACGCTCACTCAATGGCACGTACAAGCGTATTCTAGGACTTTCATTTGTGTGTCTGAATGTTGTATGCCAAAACCATGCAAAGCCTTCTAATTCGCTTTTAATTGACTTGTGTAGCATGTTTAAATCATCTTCATCATCATAATCAAGTACAAGTACATCTCTATAAAGTACATTGTCATTATTTCTATATTTTCGATATTCATTACCTTTATCATCTACACCGTCAGAAAGATCACCGTATACTACTGAACCTCTAGTATATTTATCTGAATTTACTACTGGATCAGATAAAAGACTTACTAATTCACTCCATTTAGGTGTATAGAAGTTTTTAAATGATTTCGAACTTACGCTTTTATACCAAACAACACTAACCTGAGTGTCATTATCTAATTGAATTTTGTTCAATTTTATACCTCCATGTATTAAAACAAGAGCAAAGATGTTATAATACAAATGGAGTATTTTCTTATTGCTCTTGTATTAATCAAATTATTTATATTATGCGTTATCTGATCTAGTCGCCAAACTATTCATATCAGATGACGCTCTTTTTAATTCTTCCATTGCATTGTTGTAATGATGTTCCACTTGTTCAATCATTGAACTCACATCAGTAAAGATTGAATTGATAACTGCAAGACAAACAAAATGATTTTGAATGCTTTCATTTGCAGTATATGTTGCTACTTGATCGTTAGACGCAACTAGCATTTTCTTATATTTCTCAGCACGTTCCATTTCATCTGCTACTAAGTTTCTGAGTGCGTTGAGTTTAGAAGTTAAATCTGTACTTATTACCTCATCTTTGATTTCATGAATTTGATATTTTAAATTTTTCATTTATTAATCCTCCCACTCAAAATTGTTTTCTATTTGCTGCATAACCCACTCACAGATGAATTGTAGTTGCTGTTCACGATTAAGTGCTTCTTTCCATTCTTGGTTGCCTTCTTCTACTATGTGAGTGTATTCTGTACGTTTATCTTTTAATGCATAATCAAGTGTTTTATAAATACTTTTTATTACTTCAATATTATTGTTCATTTACTACTCCTCCATTTTCTTCAATATTTAATGCTGCAATCACACTACCTAACATGTAAATTGTGAAAGCTACATGTATTCCTAATAACCAACCACTTATGAATGAAATTAATGAGATGAGTAATAATTTAATTAGGAATTTCATCATTATCATCACCTGCTTATTTATAAAAGATAATATAATCTTCATGTTGCTCTTTAATTTTTTCGATTAATTCATTGATACTTTTTTGTAATAAAAATAAATCGTTCAAATCATCTTCACGAGAAAATTTTGCTAAATTTTGCATATCTCCATCCATAGCATCTAATAGATTTCTAACATCTCCATATGTTTTAAATACACGTCTGTACATTAGTGCTAAAGAACCAGCTAATTTATCATTTTCTTCTGGTTCCATGCCCCAACGTTCAAAAAGTACTTTGATTATTGCTCTATCTCTGTTAAATCTTTCATCAAAAGTTAAATTCTCTTTTGAGCCTATACGATCCGCATATAATTGATACATAATATTTTTAGTTTGTTCTTTACTTAATGTTTTCATTTTAAAAACCCCTTTGATTTATAAATATTTTTTGTGCTTTCTCTGTAAAAACTGTTCAAATTTTTCTACATTCACTAGTGTTAAAGTGCTACTAACATTCATGTACAAATTTTCGATACCTAAATTATCTTCATCATAAGAAATGAGTAATCTGCGAATAGTAGAGTAGCTACAATTGAATAACTCACCCAACAATTTAGGTTTTGCATATTTCACTGGAAATACGATTTGTTTTTCATCTAATGCTGTATTTTCTTTAGTTGGCAAATCTTGTAACTTTGTTCTAGGCATTTATTTAACCCCCTCTTTTTCATTGATTCCAAAAAAAATCGTTTGGTGTAACATTGAAGTATTCACATAACTTCATCACGGTTCTTGTATCTGGATTCTCAGTACGTTCATGATACAAGCCATGTATCGAAGTTCTAGAAATGCCAGTTTCTGCACTCAACTTAGATGCTGTTATTCGATGTTTGCCCATTAATAAACTTAAATTATT